CGACTCACGACCTGGAGATATCCTCGCCTTTAATTGGAAACCACCAACGTATAAGGGTTACGACCCTGTCGAGTGGATGGGTAAGAGGATACTGCCAAGTATCTACGCTGCCTTCAAGGATAATGGATACGACCCAACCGATAAGGAAGCCAGCTTTGCCTACCTCATTGCCTTTGATGGGATGTTATTTTCTATCGGATCAGATCTATCCTTTAACGCTAGTGAGCGTGGACTCTTTGCAGCCGGTAGCGGTGGAGCATTTGCCTTGGGTTATCTCTACTCGCTCAAGCCTAATTCGTATAAGTCTCTGCTGATGTCTAAGGTGGTAGCAGAAAGAGCAATAAAGATCGCGTCGGTTCTTGACGTGAACACCTGTCCTCCGATTCAATTAGTTACTCAAGAGAAGGGATAAACAAATGCTTGAATTTTTATTTGGATTACTAATCGGCTTTGTGGCAGCATACGGCTTCGATGCTTGGTTGCAACACAGAGATAACCGCTAATGGAAAAGACACTTCAGTATGCACTAGAAGAAGCAATAGCTTCTGGTCGTAGATCAGCAGCACCAGTGTTTATGGAGATAGAACTGCGTGAGCAGATCGCACAACAGTTAGAAGCAGCCAACTATCCAGGTGCTGCATTTATCGTAAGGAACCCGCAATGATTACAGATCCAAAAGAACTACTGCTATCGGTACTCCACGCTAAGGATGCCTCTCGTGATCGCAGTACTCAGACACAGGTAGGTCCATCAGAGATAGGTGGCTGTCGTCGTAAGGTGTGGTACCGATTAAATGCACAACCAGAGACTAACGATAACCAATCCAAGCTGGCTGCAATTATGGGTACTGCTATCCACGCTGCAATCGAAGAGGCTATCGGTCACCTAGATCCAGATGGCAAGGACTACTTAGTAGAAACTGCAGTAGCACACGGTGATATGAAAGCACACGTAGATTTATTTATACCGAGCACCGGCGCAGTCATTGACTGGAAGACCAGCAAGGTAAAGAACCTATCTTACTTCCCATCAAAGCAGCAGCGTTGGCAGGTGCAGATCTATGGCTATCTGCTATCGCAGAATGGTCACACAGTCAACACTGTCAACCTAGTTGCTATCGCTCGTGATGGTGCTGAGAAGGATGTCAAGGTTCACTCAGAACCTTACGATGAAGATGTTGCACTAGAGGCTATGGAATGGTTGACTGAGATCAAGGCAATGGAGTCAGCTCCAGAGCCTGAGAAGGATGAGTCATTTTGTAAGCACTACTGCCAGTACTACGACGCATCAGGCCAGATGGGTTGCGTTGGCTTAAAAAAAGAACGTATCGTCCTGAGTGAAGTAATCATTGAGGACGAGCAGATTGACAAGAACGCACTGCACTTTCTACAATTAGATCGTAAGATTAAAGATCTGGAAACTGAAAGAGATTCAATCAAGTCTTCTTTCGAGGGAACCATTGGCGTTACTGCTAGTGGTATTGAAATCAGTTGGACAAAGGTTAAGGGTCGTGAGACAGTTGACAAAGAAAAAGTAAAAGAACTTATTGGTTTTGTCCCAGTAAGTGTAGGTGAGGAAACTGCAAGACTAAACATCAAACCTAGCGGAGGAAAATAAATGGCTACAGAAGGAACAAAGTTCCAGGTTAACTACAAGTTATCTGATGGGACACTTATCAATCTTTATGCTGCAACAGTTACAGAACTAGAAGCTGGACTAGCAGATCTTGCTATGAACGCACTCAACATCAAGGCAACGGGCGTCGAACTAGGTGCTAGCACTGCAGCACCAGCACCAACAGTTGCATCAGTAGCAGCGCAGTTCAATGCAACACCAGTTGCTGCAGCTCCTGCCTCAGATGGAGGCAATGTATGTCGTCACGGTGTGATGGCATTTCGTGAAGGAACATCAAGCAAGGGACCTTGGAAGGGTTATATGTGTGCTGCACCAAAGGGTGCAACAGACAAGTGCGACACTATCTGGGTCCGATGATCGGTGCGCGAGCCAAGGTTCTATGAGAACCCTGCTTGCGCTTCAGTCGGTGGTGACTTCTGGTTTCCTAAAAATGAAACCGCAAATAACAACACAGCTGAAGTTGCTATGGCCAGATCTATCTGTAGAAGATGCCCACATCAGGCAGAGTGTGCTGAATGGGGAATACAGAATGAAACCTTTGGCATATGGGGTGGCCTGAATGAAGGTCAACGCAGATTAGTTCGACGTAAACGACGTATAACATTAAAGGGGGAAGGCGTTGCTTGACTTATCACGCGCTTGGAGTGGTGTGCTTACCAAGGCAACGCCACTTCCTGACGTGTGGCAGGGGTTAGCACTTAAGCAGATTAAGTTCCGGCGAGGACAAGTCTGTATGGTGGCTGCAGCCCCTAACGCTGGTAAGTCTATGTTTGCTCTCGTCTATGCGATGAAAGCAAATGTATCAACGCTCTTCTTCTCAGCAGATACCGATACTACAACTGTGATGATGAGGGCAGCATCTGTTGCATCTGGTCACTCGCAGGTATCGGTGGAGATAAACTTATCTAAGGATAAGCACTACTACGATAAGCACTTTGGAAAACTAGAACATATTAAATGGGTCTTTGATTCATCGCCATCACTGGACGATATCGAGTTAGAGATCAGGGCATATGTAGAACTCTATGGCAAGGCTCCAGAGTTGATTGTTATAGATAACTTAATGAACGTAGCAGCAGAGACTGACAATGAGTGGGCTGGCTTGCGTGCAATAATGATGGAGCTGCACGATATGGCACGTAAGACTGAAGCCTGCGTACTTGTGCTACACCACGTATCTGAGCAGAGTGAGTACGGATCACCATCTAATCCACCCGCTAGACGTGCCATCCACGGCAAGGTAAGTCAGTTACCGGCGCTGATCCTAACGCTGGGCTATGACCCATCCAATGGTGAACTCAAGGTAGCTGCAGTAAAGAACCGCTTTGGGCCACACGCTGCAGATGGCAAGGACTACGTAACACTATTTGTTAACTACGCTGCTTGTCAGATATCGGATAAAAATGCGTGGGGTGTTATGCTAAGAAACGATGCAGTAAATAATTATCAAGGCGATTACATAGTCCAACAATAGATAGGGAATTAAATGGCTGAAGAAAGTTTATCAAATAAGTACCGAGAGAATCTTAAGATCGAGGCACTGCGTACAGACGTTGATGCAATCAAGGTAGACCTAACCAACTTCGTTGGTGCTCTGCTCCAGTCTGGTATTGTTGAGTTAGTTAAGGATGAAGCAGGCGATGTGGTCTACAAGATCAACAAGGTTGTACTGGTAGATGAGCAACCCGAAGTACAATAAGGCTAAGGGTGCTGCCTTTGAGATAGATGTTATGAAATGGCTACGATCTATGGGTCAAGTAGCTGACCGCTTACGTCTAGCGGGTAAAGATGACGAAGGAGATTTAGTATGTGTTGTCGCGGGACAGACTTACATACTAGAACTCAAGAACACGGCGAGATTAAACTTGCCGGAGTTCTGGAGGCAAGCAGAAGTTGAGGCGCTTAACTACGCTAAGGCTCGTGGTATCGGGGAAGTTCCACTGCATTATGTTGTAGTTAAGCGTCGCAACTCTGGTATAGATAAAGCCTGGGTCATCCAGGATCTAACACAATGGTTAAAGGAGAAGTCAGATGGCAATCGCCATTAAACCTCTTCGTCGTAGACGGCGTACTGCACAACGCGGTAAGCCGATGAGTCAATCCCAGAGATGGGGGAAAGTAGTAACAATGATGCCAATACCACAGGGTGATATCACCACAACAGAGATACTTGTACCAGAAGTAGTACCACTCGATGAAGCAATCGTAGAAGCTGATGCTGAATCAGCAGTCGAAGAGTACATCGTTGAGAAGATAAAGCCTGCACCTAGGAAGCGAACGAAACTATGACAACCAAAATCGGCCTGCCTGAAAATCGTAGGCGACTTAAAGGATTAGGTTATGACTATGCAAAGACTCAATCTTTTGATGAGGGTTACAACGCTGGCTTTGATGCAGGCGTTGCTTGGCAAAAGGGTCGACAAGAACTAGAGAGTAAGAAGGTAGAAGAATTGGAGATTGAAGATGAGAATTAGATTTTATACACAAAAGATAAATAGTATTTCTGATTACTTTAATATTGGTTTTCATAAAGACTCTGAAGAAGATTACTGCATAGCTATTATGTTATTTGGTCGTGACTTCGTTTGGCGTTTCTTTAAGAAGGACAGCGAATGGGTAATTGAATCTTATACAGATGAAGATGTAGCAAGACTGTGATCTGCGATAACTGCATCAAAGGCGGTGAGGAGAACTCACTGAACCATCTCAAGCGTGCCACACATTGGCACGAGAAGTGCGATTATAAGGGGTGTGTATGCCAGCACAAGACTGGTCAAGGTTGGGTAAAGGTCGAGGGAGTTCCGGTTCCACTGATGCAAACTCAATCCCCATAGGTCCAATCGTTACCTACTTCGGTGGGGAAGTACGAGAAGGACAGGATGTATCGGTCAAGTGTTGCTTGCATAGTGACACCCGTAGGTCTGCGGTAATCAACACGTATAAGAATTTATACTTTTGCCACACCTGCGGTAAGGGTGGCAACGCAGTGAACATAGTCTGCATCATAGAGAACTTGGAGTTTAAGGATGGCCTCAAACGCGCAGTCGAAATTGCTACTGGAAGCGGCGCAGCGATACGCCCAAGAGGTAAGTCCGGAAACCCTAGTCGCACTAGACGAACGTGGGATCTCTGAAGTTGTAGCAGCTAAGTTTCAACTAGGCACAGTGACTGATCCGATGAATGGTCACGAGATGTATGAGGGATGGATCTCTATCCCTTACATCACCGCTGGTGGCAGTTGCGTAGGCTTTAAGTTCCGTCGCTTAGATGATGGCAAGCCTAAGTATGGATCACCTACTGGACAGAAGGCACACCTTTACAACGTGGCAGATGTGATACCGCTATCGCCTTACATAGTTATCTGCGAAGGTGAGCTAGATGCAGTAGTTACTAGCGGGATGCTAGGTATACCAGCAGTGGGTGTTCCTGGTGTGCAGTCTTGGAAGCCACACTTTCCTAAGTTATTTACAGGATATGAAACAGTCTTTGTTGTGGGCGATAACGACATCAAAGAGGATGGCAGTAACCCAGGAGCTGACTTTGCTAAGCGTGTCGCTAATGAGATATTGAACTCAACTATTGTTACACTACCACCTGGTATGGATATCAATGACTACTACCTAGCACACGGAGTTGAGGCTACGCGTGCTTTGCTAGTGGGTGAACCGAAAGGGTGAGTAGAGACGAATGGCTACAGATGATACAGATTTTGCAGCATATGGGCTTCCAGATCCTAGAGATCAATACGGAAACAGAGACAGTTCTACTGCGCCCTACACCGACAAGGTAAACCCTGAGTTTGCTTCAGATGTCTGGCGTATTATGGATGCAGCAGGTAACTTACTTATCCGTAAGCATCACGACTACGGCCCAAAGAATATTGCTCACTCACCAGGTGGACCACTTAATGGTTTGCGTGTACGTATGTGGGATAAGATAGCTCGCATCAACAACTTGGTTGACTCAGATGTGCAGCCTAGCAACGAGTCCCTGCGTGATTCATTCCTCGATCTATTGAACTACTCTGCTATTGCAATGATGGTTTTAGATGGTGTGTGGCCAGAGGTTGAAGTTACTGATTGTGACTGAGCTGCATCCGATTATCTATGAGTTAGCGCCGTCTGTTGCTTATGCAGTACACCGGCGCTACAAGCATTGGGTAGAGCGAGAAGATGTTACTCAGGAGTGTATTGCCTGGGGTGTTACGCGTAACGCCTACATCACTGAGCAGATGAGCGTTGAAGATCCTAAACAATTAGAACATAACCAAAGCCGTATCGCTTGGCAGATGAAGCGTGCAGTCGAACGCTATGCACGCAGGGAGAAGGCTAACAAGTCTGGCTATCAGATCAACGATGAAGTTTATTACCAGACCTTTACCCTTGGTCAGCTACTGCCGTTTGTTATCTCATCCATCATAGATGGCACAGTGCTAGAGCAGATGCAGGAGATGATTAACGATGGTCAGCCACGCGGATCATCTAGCCCATCAGAAGGTGGCAACCTGCTTGCTAGCCTGATAGATATTAAGAAGTGTTATCTTAAACTAGACGAGAAGGATCAAGCAGTACTGCGTATGCGCCACTACGAGAACGCTACGCTGCAACAGATCGCAACCTTCCTAGAGTGTGCAGTGTCCACTGCTGATCGTAGGTGCAGTAACTCATTGCGTAGATTACAAGATGAGTTAGGCGGGGAGACACCTTGGCGATGAAAGAGCAAGAACTATTCGATCATCTCAAAGAGAGTATGTATCCTGACCTAGAGCGTAGCCCTGGTATCTATGATTCCTTTGACTGCATCAGTGCCAAGGCCGGACACTACATCGAACTCAAGTGTCGCTATACTCATTACCCCACACTGCTAATTGAAGAGGTAAAGTATCGCAAGCTCATCACTCAGTCTGCTGAGCGTGACCTGATCCCCTTTTATATTAACTCCACTCCACTAGGTATCTACTCCTTTGATCTGATGGATATACCAGAGCCAGAGTGGGTTACTCATCGTATGCCTGCCACCTCAGAGTTTGCTAACAAGTCCAAGGTTGATAAGTTAGTAGGTTACTTAAGCGTTGAAGAGGCGGTAAAGCTATGATCTATGCCTTCAAGTGTGAGTGCGGTAGCACCAGAGAGATCGAGCAGTCTATCCACGCTGAGATTCTTGAGCCTATGTGTACCGACTGCCACCAATCTATGTCTCGCAGTTGGTCCTCGCCTGCCGTCACCTTTAAGGGTCCTGGGTTCTACAGTAACGGCGGGTAGATAGCACTAACCCCCACTGGAAAGAGGTTAACAGTGAGGGCTAGCGTGCGGAGGGCAATACAACGCTCTCTTATTGTAACACGGATATAGCTACGTGGCAGGGGTCGCCACCTTCATTCCATTCATAGAGTTCTTCTTCAGTCATATAGTCATAGTTGCCATCGTGTGTGGAGCAGTAAGGTTTACTTATCCACCCTCTCTTGATACCGAACATAAGCCAGTACCTAAACATCAGTACCACCCTCTTCGATCACTGTGCCAGAGAGCACCGCAGAAATTTCCTCGATAGCGGTGTTCAACATATCGTATAGCGTGAAGGATTTGTAGTTCAGGTTTTCTACTACGCTCTCTAAGGAGCTGAGCAATTCCGAAAGCCGTTGATCTTGGGTTATCGGCGAGGTGGTCAAGCCTGCTCTCACGGGTCCATAAGGTGATGGCACACTTTCTCTGCTG